GCTAAGGCGACCTATTGGCGCTCAATCGACCGGCCTGACGAAGCGATTGACGAGCTGATTTCAGCTATTAAGATTCTCGGAGGCGTGACGATCGCCAACGTCAAAAAACCATTGAAGACCGGAGAATACCGATCGGTTGGGTATTCGTTAAATGTGGTCCAACCCCCGTTCTAAATCCAGAAACCGCCAAATGAAAACCAAAATCCTTCTCCTTCTGCCGTTGGCCATGTTGCTGGCCGGCTGTATGTCGGCCATTGTGCCGAAAACAACCATGAGCGGAACCGTCGCTGGCCAGCCGTGGGCTTTCTCAAGCCCAAAGGACGTGGACCTGTCCGGCCTGAAAGTCTCTGCCGGAACCAATGGGCTTATCAGTGTCGAGATTCAAACGCTCAAAAGCCGCATGAATCCAGAAGTCATTAGCACGACCGCCGAAGGACAATCGCTTCTGATCAAGACCGCGATTGACGCGGGCGCAGCCGCAGCGGGTAAGGCGGCAGGAGCGGCGGCGAAATGAACCCCACCGAATTCCTCGAAAAGCTGATGCGCGACGGTGGCGCTATCGTGATGAGTCAAGAATGCACGCAGATGACCATTGCCGACGCCGCAGCGGATGGTCGAATGCTTGTTCACCCAGACGGCATAGGATTCGTGCTACTGCCGCAGCGATGGCTGGATATTGCAATGGGCCGACGATTTGACGAAGCAGGAAACCCTAAACTCGAAAAAGCATGAATTTCCTATTTTTCTGTTGGGAATCCGTCCGCGCCATCCCGCGCATCATCTCGCCATGACCAGCACACAAGTATTCGTTCCAGAAAAGTATCGGATGGCCCCATACCCGTACTTCGGTGGGAAGCGGTCCATCGCGCCAGAAGTTTGGGAAAGGCTTGGTTCACCCATTCAATACATCGAGCCGTTCTGCGGGTCTGCCGCTGTCTTGCTGGCCGCGCCCGAACCAGCCTCGCTCGAAGTGATCGGAGACATGAATTTCTTCATCGCTAATTTCTGGCGCTGCATCAAATTCCAACCCGAGGCAACTTACGAGTGGCAGGATTATCCCGTTTCCCATGTGGATCTGGATGCCCGCCACCGATGGCTTACCGACCCGAACCGCACGGCAAATCTTTTGGAAAGATTGCGCGATCCAGAATGGAAAGGTGATGCTCAGATTGCCGGCTGGTGGGTATGGGGACAATGCTGCTGGATTGGCTCGGGTTGGTGTGAGAAGGAATTCCAATCCGACCGTGATAATTCCATGCTCGGTAAAGTCCCCCATGTCAGCGATGCGGGAAGGGGCGTGCTCGGTAAAGTCCCCCATGTCAGCGATGCGGGAAGGGGCGTGCTAGACTGGTTCCGGTTCCTTGCCTCACGGCTAGAAAAGGTGCGCGTCATTCACGGCGACTGGACGCGCTGCCTGAATCACCATTACGCCGGTGATAACACCGCCATTTTCTTTGACCCACCTTACATTGCCTTCGAGAAACTGTATCACAAGGATGGACAGCGTCCGGTTGCTGCCGAGGTTGCGCTATGGTGCGCAGAACATGAGTCTGAGGCGCGAATTGCGTTGTGCGGTCTGAAAGGCGATTATGATCTGCCAGGTTGGACGATCATGCCGTGGACCAGAGCACGGCCCACCTATAACAGCTTCAAGACCACCGAGGACGAAGCGATCTGGTTCAGTCCGTCCTGTCATAAGCTTAAAACTCACAACCAATCCGCATTCGATTTCAAACTATGAACCTCATAATCATGCTTTGGGAATCCGTGAGGGCAATCCCGCGCATAATCCCCGACAATCTGGTTTACGTCGCCGCCCCCCTCTGGTTGAGCGTGGTTGCCGCCCAGGCGCAACCCAATACACCCGCGCCTCAGTTTGTCTCCACAGCGTCTGCGCCAGTCGGCTGGACCAACGAGGGGTTCATTCAAGCCATCGCCCACGCGAACCCACAGGCTCCGCACTGCTACCGCGACGGGCTTGTGATGGTGGCCACCAAAACCACGCGGGATCTTGGCATCCCAAGGCTGGGAGGAACGGAACGACAGTCTGACATCACGTACCGTTGCCCGAAGTGCGGCCAGACGGCGCGCCTACAGCGAACCAATTGGGTTACAGAAGCCGTGTCGAGCCTGCTGGTGTCCAATGCCCCCGTGCGCAAGCCGCGCCCTGTGGTGCCCGCCGTAGCGCCCAAAGTGGGGTCCATTAGGCCATCACTCAGGAAGCCAGAGGCAGCAACCATTCAGCGGACAAACCGGTATAGCGAAAAGGCAATCACCCCACCGCCTCCACCCCCGCAGCCGCCCGATGCGCCGCCGATACCACCGGACGCGCCAGCGCCAGCCAGTGGCACAAATGCCACGTTTTCCCTGACTTGGCTTACATTCGATCCGTTTACGAATACGACGAATTTTCGGGTCTATGTGACCCCAATCGCTTCGACCAGGTATCTCGTCGAGCCGGGTCAGTTCTATGGCACGACGATTGGCCTCAGCTACGTCGATGTGGCCGGGGTAAGCGTTGCCACAAACTTTGCCACGAGCACTAACCGCTTGAAGATCCCCGGGTTGCTCTACGGCCAGCTATACTGGATTCAGGCGCAAACTGTGGCTGGAACCAATCTCAGCGACCTGTCGATTGCGCTCGCATGGCCGCAGACTCGCACCAATGGCGACGTCATCACGGTTGCGAAATCCTACAATCTCACCAACTGGTCCGCCGTTCCAAGCGCGACGGTTGTAGTCCAGAACGACCCCGCCCAGGCTTATTTTTATCGCGTCCAGGGCATAAGGACGAACAACATCGACCCTTTTCAGGTGCGGGAATGAGGAAATACCGCCCACGGATCAAAGACAGTTCCACACCGATCCACTGTCCTGTTTGCGGGGAGAAAAAGAACCTGTCTGTTCGTTCGCTAAAAAAGAATCGCTACGCATCTCTTGGCCCATGCAAAGCTTGCACCATTGCCAGGCGACAAGAGGCTGGTGACATACTTCGCATTCGAGTTGGAGTGTTGCGCTGTCAGGGGTTGTGCCTAAAACAAATTGCCACGAAGCTTGGCAGGTCGCTTGGGTGCACCTCTACTCATTGGGCTGGCTTATGCCGAATGGCCGGGACCACTAACCCGATTCTCGTTGCCTTTTGGATGGTGGAGCAAGGCCACTTCAAACTACGTCCGCGCCAAACTCTTTCCATGCCAGAACGCCTTAGCCTTGTCCCGTAGCTCCTGCTTCCAGCGGTGATCGGTTGACTTCTCGGTGGCAGTGCCCAAGCGGTGAATGACGAAACCTTTCTGGCGGGCACCCTCAATGCCAATAGCTAGACAATCAAAAAGGTCAGGCGATCTCCCAGTCTTCTCCTTCATGTCCTTCTTCGTCTCGACCTCGATCTTATTGCCGCCGACAGTAATCCACTCGCGCGCACAGCCTTCCAGCATCACGTCCTCGGTCATGCCCCGGAATTGCTCCGCTTCGATGATGAGCCTGACCGAGTACCACAGCTCAGTGACGAACTTGGAATAGTAGTCCCGGCAGGACACGTCGATATTGCCGCTGACCACTCGCTCTGACGGTTTGCCTCCGCAGTCGATGGAATTGACCTTCGTTGACCACAGCCGGCCAAAGGCGCTGACCAAGCTGGTTCTCATGCCCGCATCGAAAAAGAAGTTCTCCGGGGGAATGTTCAGGCGTTCATGCTGCTGCTTCACGAACATCACGATCTGGTCCTCTGGACTTTCAAAGTCGCTGGCCTTGATGGGGATGACTTGGACGTTGATCAGGGCAATGATGCTGCGCTTCTTCAAGTCCGGGCCATTTTGGGCAACTAGGGCATGTTCCATTCGCTCTGCGGGATCGGCGGAAGCCTCATTTCCAAACTCAAGTTGCATGAATACGCAACGGTCTCCTCCAACCGAACGATAGGCGGCGTCCAACGCTGTGATCTTTACACGGTAAGGGTCTGCCCACAGCGGCTCCTCCAAAGCCCTGTGCTTCACGCAAAGCTGGCGGGTGATGACGCGCCTGCTGCCTTGGCCCCTTGGCATCATGCCTTCGTCGAACATGAGGTAATGCCAGTCATCCTTGCCCCAAGTCTGCGCGTCTTTCTCCATCTGTTCGTTTGTAATGAGGAACGGGAACGGCGGCGACTGGTCCTTTGGAACATCGCAGTTGGGACAATCACTGCCGGGAAATTGGATGCAGATACCGTCATCAAAGCGCGTCTTCCAAACCTTCGTCTTTGGGGTCTGGTCGATGCCGCCGTCCCAACCGCCGATGGTGTGGTGTGGCTCGCAGAGCACCCCGAGGGAGTCTATGGTCGTGGCCGGGTTGCCCATGCCGGTTAAACGGAAGTCAGGGTTGCCTGAGAGGTTGGCGGTAGCGTCAATCAGGGCTTTGGGTAAAAGCTGCGCTTCATCCCCGCACAGCCGCACCCGTTTGTTCTTGATGCCCAAGAGCGCCGAGATGCCGACAAACTGGTTGCCTTTGAGCAGCGGCAGGCCCATCAGCCCATTGCGGAAGTCGCGCCCTTCTTCAATGTCATCCCGATCATCGGTGACAATCCTCATGCGTCCTTCAATCAAGTGCCCAG